TGGAGTGATATTAAAAGCCTTGTCTACTATCTTTAAAGCTTCTATACCGCTTACTTTTGATATATTAAGCAGTTTCTTAATAGAGTAGGCTTCTTTAGATAGCTCGTACTCCGTAACTCCTGCCTTTTCTAAGATGAACGTAACAACCTCCTGCGGTATGCTACTCACAAAACTATTAGTGATTAGCACTCTTGCGAGCTTTAGCATTTCATTTTTAATAGTGACAGTGCTACCTTGCATGTCTGTAACATAGCCTGTGAACACCTCTTCAAGTCCTCCATCATATCCAATACTTAAACTAAATTCATCATCTTTTTTTATGCCTATTGCTGTAAACAAGTTAATAGTAAAGTTTATCTGTGCCCAATCAAATGAAGTGTTTTTATCAAACAGTATTTCTAGCTGTATTGCTTCTGTAATAATGTTATTACCTATCTTGGCTTGATACTCTGGATAAAAGAAATTGTACATTATAATCTCACTGCCTTTGCTGGTGGTATATCTTTTGCTGGAGTAGATGCTGTTTTATCAGCTATCCTTGGTGCTTTTCCTCTATTATTGCTTAAGTAGTTTTGATAGTCTCCGCTCGTTGAGCTGTTACCTGTGGCTTTCGTTTTACTTGTGGTTTTACTCGTCTTACTATTTGATTTAGTAGCACTTACATTAACAGAAACATATTCCCAAAACGTCAAGTTTACTGTGATTGCATCTTTTGAACTAGTCTCTCTAGTCGATAAATCCTTAAATATAACTTTGTTAATTCCTCTTTTAATTGCATGCTGATTAACCATTTCATAGACTTTAGGTTTTGCTTGTCCCTTTGTCCTGAAGATACGCTGAATCATTTCCAGCTTTTGCAGTGCAGTCTTTTTCGCATCATCCATAAGTATTATTTCAATGTTAATCTTAGAATCTTCATACCCTGTTGCTTGCTTAGGCTTTTTACCCTTACCTTGTACTTCAAGTTCTTCAACCATTGCACTTGAAGCTACTTCCAAACTTTTAAAAAGTCCAGGAAGGAGAACTCCTCCTATCCTAACAAATTGATCATCTGTAAATATCATGGTTTCTCCCTCCTTATCATGCTGTTACTAAGTCTTCATCATCTGGATCGCCCTGTTTTTCTAAGTCTTTAAGGTTTTCAATAAGCTTTTTAATAAATTTCATATCCTCAAGATCTTTAATGTCAAATTGTAAAGTTATATTACCTATCTTAATAGATGTTCCAGAATTACTTTTAGGAGTGTTTCCCTCTGTTGTTTGAGTCTGCCTCAATGTTTCTTTTAGATTTAAACTTTTTGGCCTATCACCTTTTATACTATCAATACTTAAGTTGGTATCGACTTCCTGAAAAGCCTCATCTGCTATAGAGCTGGGCACACTCATTGTCTTTTGCATGCCTTCACCTATTGTCGTAAATACTCTAGACCCTGAAAGTGTAAGACTTGATAATGGCCCTTCTTTGGCATCTGAGAAAGGCAGAAGTTGCCTTACCTTTTCAAGCCCTTCTTTTACTATTTCAACTGGCTTATCAATCATACTTTTAATGCCATCTACAAAAGTGCTTATAACTTTCTTGCCTGATTGCGTCATGTTAGGTATCCAACCTGTTATAAAGTTATTAAAACCATCTTTAATTCCTGACCACAGATTAGTAAAAAATGATTTAATACCTTCCCAATTTTTCATAATGAGCATTGGAATTCCTATAAATGGTACAAAGGCTGCTATGAGTAAAAGAATACTATTAGGCATACCCATTACTTTTTCTTTTATCCAATTAAACCCATTAAGTACTAATTGAATTGCTCCATTCCACACACCTTTGAGCCATGCTACTACCGTATCCCAATTTCTCCAAAGCAGTATGATAGCTGCTATAAGAGCTACTATTCCTACCACTATCCATGTAACTGGATTAGCAAGTAACGCTGCTGTCCATGCCCATGTTGAAGCAATAAGTCCTGGCATTGCTGTTACTGCTGTTGTGATGGCTTGTTTAGCCATTCCAATAAGTCCTAGCGTCATACTCTTAAGTGCATTAAATCCATTTATTACAGCTGCTTTACCCATTGTAATAATCTGCATTGTTACATTTTTCATACCTGTAATAACTGTTGTTGCTGCACCTCGTATTTTAGTAAATCCAAGTTTTATGGCATCACCAGCATACATTGCTTTAAGCCTTATGGTATCCCATGCACCTGGCACACTCTTAAGGATAGATACAAGATTTCTAAAGTTTGTAATACTCCCTACTACTGTTGTGCCTACAAAACCTATTACCGTACTTAAAGTTCCTAGTGCAATAAGTATTACACCAATTACAGCTACTACTAAAAATATATTAGATACCAGTTGTTGATTCTTCTCAATCCATGAGCTGATCTGTCCAAGAAGTTGGTCTCCTTTTTCTATCCATCTATTAATAGTTGGGAGCATACCGTTTCCTATAGTCTCAACTGTATTTTGTATTTTTTGTTTAAGAACAGTAAACTTTTCACCATCTGTTTGATTGATGGCATCTGCCATTCCCTTTGCAACTGATGTGCCTTGCCCCATAGTGTCATATAGTCCTAGAATATTGCCTTGCAAATCATCTGTTTTTGTATAAAGAAGATCTATCAAAGATACAGCTTCCTCAGTTCCAAATGCTTTTTGAAGCTCCATCTTTTCAGCTGCATCCATTGTTTCTCCAAACTTACCTTTTAGGATCGTAAGTATTTCAGGCATTGATAACAATTTATTGTTTGCATCAACGAAGCTAAGTCCTAGTTCTTCACCTGCTTTAGCTGCTGATTGTAAGAATGCCTTATATTTAGTACCTGCCTCACTGCCACCCATAGTTGCTTGTAACATACCCAAGATAGAAAGCTGCTCTTCAAGTGGTACATTCGAAGTTGTCGCTGAAGCTCCTAAAGTCTGTATAGCCTCTGACATTTTTGTACCATCTGTCTTGAACTGCTGAACCGACTTTGCAATACCTGCACTAAACATCTCTCCAAATTCAATGTCACTCATATCTTTGTAATATCCTTTATAGATACCATAGCCTGTTGCAAAAAGTGATGTCATCTCAGCTATTGAAGATTTTGTTCCTTTAGCCGTTATACCTGCAATCTTTGTATATTCTGCTACTGACACATCTGTAAGAGTTGAAATACCTGATCTAATATCATAGGCTGCTGTTATAAAATCTGCTTTTGTTGTTCCTGCCCAGGTATCTGAGAACGCTTTGGCTGCATCCTCTAAAGCTCCTAGATCCTTTACCCCTAGCGAAGCCAACTCCCCCAAAGCCTTTTTAGTCTGAAAGGTTGCAGCGACAGGGGCAAGTGCTGCCTGTGTCATGCCAATTCCTATGCCAGCCATCATCATGCCAGACTTGGCCATGTTTCTAAATCCATTATCTAAAGAGTTTAATTTACCCTCTACGCCTTCTAATTTCTTGCCAACACTACCCATAGGCTGAGTAATATTATCTATCATGTTTACAAATACTGATAGTTTAAAAACTGCATCCACTAAATCACCCCTTTCTTTTTCTTAATTTTGGTAATATAATGATTATAAAAACTAATGTATTACCTTAAGGAGGATCATCTTATGTGGCTTATCTCTTTCTTTTGTTTTCTATATGGCTTATGTGTAGCTATTTTAGTCCCTTTCTTTTGTTTCCTAGCATTTGCCTTTATCTATTCAATCCCTTATTTATTATGGGCATCCTTTGAAATCAGAAAGCCTGATGCACCTAAAAATTTCAAGTATGAAGCTGGCCCATTTAAAACCTTTTTTCGGGCTACTAGGTTTTACTTGCAGCTTATAACATTTAAAAAGCCGACTCTTATGTAGGGTCGGCTTTTTGTATTATTCTCCTAAAGCCCTAACAATAGCCTCTTGCCTATTTGTTACTTCTATGTTTTGCATATATTTTGCTTTAGCATAAAGTCTAATAAATTCTTCAAAGTCTTGATTTAATAGATTATCTGGAATGAGTTTATCAGGTACAAACCTATAAATCTCAAGCTCTATTTTATCTATTATGGTAAGCTCATCCTCCTCATTTTCTATAACTTTTTTAAGCTAATATTATCTGATAAGCCAAGTAATCCGAGTAGCTTTTGCCCTACACTCATTGCAAGCGCTGGATATTCTTCTATGACTTCCTCATATTCCTGTTTCTGTTCACTCACAATACTTTCTAATGTAAATAGTTTCATTGCTGCAAGTGATCTTTTAGACATGTTTTTGATAACAATGTTAAAGCTTGCAGGTGTTGGTTTTTTGAAATAGAAGATGAACTCTTTTTCAATATCATCAATTTCAGCATCTACCCTATAAACCTTTGGATACTTTGCCTTGATTTCTGCTTCCATTCCTTCCCCACTCACCATTGTCATCCCTTTAACTTTACCTTCTTCGGTTTCTTTAATCTGATCTGTTACATCTTTTTCATTCTCAAACATAGCTTTTCACTCCTTTGGACATTTATTTTACAACTATATTGCTTTCATACCATCTGAAATAATTTGACCTACAATCACCATATCAAGATCTACTGTAAGACTCTTATCTCCTTGCTTACCTCCACCACTTCTTTTAGCAAAGGTAACCTTTTCAATTACATCTGTTCGCATTGGCTGCCCTTCCGCACCAT